CAACTCAAAGTGCAGCTGCTGATAATGTTGGTTATGCCATGAAGTTCGGCACCATTGATTATGAAAATCAGGTGCGCATGGTATCAGATGGTACTAACTTGACGCGAATCACTTTCGATAATACAGGTATTTATAACCTTAACTTCAGTGTGCAGATTCAGAACACGGATAATGCTGAACACGATGTCACTATATGGATCCGCAAGAATGGTGTTGATGTACCGGGCAGTGCTGGGTATGTCACAGTGCCTAAACGTAGATCAGTAGGCGCAGGTCTTGAAGGACATACTATTGCCGGGTGGAATTATTTGCTATCAGTAGTGGCAGGTGAATATTACCAAATAGTATGGTCAACTACAAATCACACTAACGTTACTCTTCAATTCTACGCAGCAGGTAGTCCACCACCATCAACTGCATCAACACTTGCTATAGTTACGCAGCAATCAGGTATAATGGCTGGTACTGGTATCACTGCGATTAACTCACTCACAGGTGCAGTTCAAACCATTGGAGTAGGCACAAGTGGTACTGACTTCGCTGTATCATCATCAGGTACTGCTCATACGCTTAACTTGCCCACAGCATCAGCATCGAATCGTGGTGCATTAAGCAGTGCCGATTGGTCAACGTTTAATGGTAAACAGGCTGCACTTGTAAGCGGCACCAGCATCAAGACGGTCAACTCGACCTCGCTGCTCGGTAGCGGTGATGTCGCAGTACAAGCTACATTGGTGAGTGGCACAAGCATTAAAACCATCAACTCCACATCATTACTTGGTAGTGGTGATGTTGCTGTGCAACCAACCTTAGTTAGTGGTACCAACATTAAAACTATTAACAGCACATCGTTGTTGGGCAGTGGAAATATTGCAATAGCAACAACTGATTCAACCATATTTAGCGGAAACCCTAACGCAACACAGGGCGCGAATAGTACAGCATACTGGGCTATTTCGGGAAGCCTTGCACCAAGTACAACCGAGAACTTTCGTAACATAGTAATGCCGGTTGCGGGCACTCTCAAGAATCTTTATATACGCAATGGAACTACTCAAAGCGGCACTGGCTCAATAGTTTTCACACTGCGAAAAAATGGAGTAGATACGGCAATCACGGTAACGTTTACAAATTCCGATGGCGCGACAGCAACCAAAAGCGATACAACGAATACCGTTTCGGTAGCAGCTGGCGATTTGATATGTTTGAAGGCGGTAAATAATGCGCCCGCTTCGGCAAGCGGTAACATAGTTAGTTTTTCAATTCTATTAGAACGATAATAACATGAAATCAATTCAACCAATAGATGTGTGGGTAAATGGCGAAATTAAGCAAGCCACCAAGCTAACGTTAACAATCATTTTTGACAACCTTGAAAGCGAGGCGGTTTTCAAGTATCACTTGAGCGACGGGGAAAACAACTCGTTAATTGATGGCTGTTTTCCAATAGATGGCGAAGCCTATCAAACATGGGGGCAATCATTGGATGCAAATGCTGATGCCTATGTCTTCGCTGCGAATCAACTTAATCTTACGCTGATTTAATGGCTGATGATGCTTTTAAAATAGCATTGGAGGAATACGCAGCTGCAGTAGTTGAGCGTGCTAAGTCAAATCTACGCATCAAACGTAGGGTGCGTGGTAAGGTGGTCAATCGTGTGGCATCAGGCACATTAATAAACTCACTTACCTACAAGCTTCGCATCCGATACCGGAAGCCTACACTTGACTTCACCGTAGACAATGATGCAGCAGGGCAATATGCGGATGTCATTGAGTGGGGACGCAAACCTTATCCTGGTGATCCAACAAAAAGACCACCGGTTAAGGCCATTGAAAATTGGTTGCGCATCAAACCTATCAAGCTGCGTAATAAACAAGGCTCATTTATCAAGGCAACAGAAAGCAATATCAAATCGGCAGCATATGCCATTGCAAAGAGCATAGGTGAAAAGGGTATTGAAGGCATACACTACTACAGAGAAGCAATAGACGATACATGGGAAGAGTACAAAGAGCGTCTAATGGCTATGTATGCAAAGGATATTGAGACAAGGTTATTATTGAACAAACGAACAAGAAAAAAATAATGGCTATAACAATAGAAGACCAGCCTTATGCGTGGGCGTTACGTGGTCAAAAGTTGATGGTGGTAGCATCAAGCACAGAGACCGGACAAACTGGATTCCGCTATGGTGTGGAAGTGGTGATAGATGCTAAGACATACAACTTCTACATACCTGCTTCACCTGATGACCGCTTGTATTTTGACCTTGCACCATTGCTCATGGAGATGCGTAACTATGAGACTGCGGCTTGGCACTATAGCACTGATGATACGGAAGATGATTTGAGCAAACACAGCGTGTCTTTTTCCATTAGTGAATGGTGGTTGGTTGCAGGTGTGCTAACTGAATCTGAAGGTAGTGCTGTTGCAGGTGATGCCTTGCTTGCAATCAATGGCTACTTTCAACCTATAAATGGATATAAGCCAAATGTGGAATCAGGCACGCAGGATGTGAAGCAATCGCTTACTTCATCAACCTCCTATGCCATGAGTGACCGTTTAGAGTATATGCATGACAATTATCTTGCATCTACATGGAATGCTGCTTCTGCCAAAATGTGGATACCTGCGTATGAATCAGATTATGGAGTGCTGTGCATACCGGGCAATGATACCTATTTGACATCAAATGTTATCACATCAGTGCGTATTCAAATCTTTTCAAGCACCGGTGTACCTACCACGCAAACATTGACATTGAATGGATACGATATAGAAGCATTACCAGTATATCCTGGCAACCTTAATGATTGGACAGGATTGACCGTAAAGCCATCACTCTTCCCAAATTGGAGATTTTATACCGTAGGCATATACAATAGTGCTATTTTGAAGAGCGAAGTATACACTTTTTACAACGCAGCGGTGTATGGTCAAAAGGATTGCAGGTATGATAACATCCGCCTTGGTTGGGTTAACTCGCGTGGTGGTTGGGACTACTTCAACTTCATCAAGAAATCAGAAACCACAAACGAGATAGATCGCAAGAAGTACCGCAAGGTATTATTCAATGGAACAGAAACCATATTCAGCACCATCGACAGGGGATTGCAAGAACGCAGGAACTTGGTGCAGCAAGTGATTACTATCACAAGTGACTATATCAGTGAAGGCGAATTCAAGTTTTTGCGTTCATTGCTTGTGAGTAATCAGGTTACTTGGTTGACCAAAGACGGGAAGGATATTGCCATACCGGTTAACTTGGATGATACCAGCTACACGGAGAAGAAAACACGTGACGGCAAGCTTTACAATCTCACTTTGAAAATGCGCATCGCAAACGAATACTGGACATAACATGAACGGAGAAGTACAACTTATAGTAGGGGCAAATGCACAGGAGTTGCAATTAAATGCGATTGGTTTAATTGGTGGTAATCTATTAACGAATCCGTGCCCGTGGGGTTATTTTAGCTCCAACCCCGCTGTGTGGACTATCGGAACACAAATCTTATTAGTCACAACTGACAATCCCGAAACGTGGACGGTGCTCGCTACGCTTACTGTTGTGAGTGTAGATACAATAGCACAAACGTTTGATTTTACAACGGGCGATTTTATCGACCCCGATGTTATATACAATTTTGCATTTTATACCAATGCAACTGTAAGTTCACAGGCATATTTAGATTTATTCGAAAATGAAAGCATAAGCCAAAATTGGAAGTTCCAAGACCTGAACAACTTTACTGCGCAAGGTTCATTCAGCCGTGAATTTAGAGTGCCATATTCTGAAAACAATCAAAAGGCACTTGGTGCTTTGTTCGATGTGAACGTTACAGCAGGTACGGAAAACTACTTTCACTATAAACTTCCTGCTGAAATCAGAGTTGATACGCTACCTATCGCTACCGGTTATGTCCGTGTGCGCAGGGTGTACCGTCAGCAAAATAGAATCAATGAAGTAGAGTTAGCATTCTATGCGGAAACACCTGACCTTGTAAGGGTGATTGGTGAAAAGAAGTTGAGTGACATAACAGATTTAATTAATCTTGATGAAGTTGTAAGTTATAGCACGGTGGCAGCACCGAATGCACAACGCATTTGGACATTATTAGATCGTGGTCAAAGATGGAGTGAAAATAATGAACCAAATACACGTCCATTGACCAATGCAGGATTGCCTGTATATGCTTCTGATTTTACTCCTGCGCTTAGTTGGTGGTATTTGTTTGAGAATATTGTAAAGGATGCAGGTTTTGAATTGGTAGCAGGCACCTTGCAAACTATCCTTTCAGACTATTGGATGCCATTTTGCAATAGCAGAATATTAGCAAGTGATGCATCAAATGGGGCATACAATTTTTACGTGTACAACGCCAGCACATTTGTAGTACCACAAACATCTTGGGGTATTGTGCCCATGAATACTATTGCATTTGATAATAATGGTGATTACAATGGAGGAACAAACACATATACAGTACCTACTACTGGCTTCTATAGCTTTACGATTCGTCTCAATATAACCGCAACCGGTTCATCAAATCTCAATGTTGGTTTTCGCATTAATGGAGTAAGCCAACAACTTACATTTTTCAACGTATTTAATACAACGGAAAATATTCAATTTAACCAGACAGCTGTATTTTATGCAGGTGATACAGTTCAATTGGTCGTAAATAAAACTAATCAAACGGAAACAGTAACTATTGCAGCATCTACAGGTAGCATTACTGAATCATTTTGGAATCTCAATGCAGTCAATGCTTCATTTGGTCAAATATTGAACTATGGTCAAAATGCACCTGATATGAAGCAGATTGATTTTGTCACCGACGTAATCAAGATGCATAACTGCGCAATCGTACCGGATAGAGCCATACCTAACCGCATTTATGTGGTACCTCAAAATAGCTATTTAGGCAGTGGCAATGTATTAGACTGGACAAGTAAGCTTGATGTTTCAAAAGATATTACTTTAAGCAGCACAGTAGATTTACAAAAAGCAAAATTTCAATTCACTTATGCATCAGGTGATGACATTGTAAGCAAGCAATACAAAAATGCTAATAGGATATATGGCGATTATGAGGCTATAGGTTACACTGTCAATCCAAATACGGCGCCATCTGATTTTGCCATTGGTGACCAAAAAATACAACTTGTAACACGTAGTACACCATCCGCTGTAATCAATGGAAATGGTTACGTGATGCCTGTTTTTTTGAATGATCAGTTGGAATTCAGTATACCAGGACCACGTTGTTTATATCAAGCAGGTACGGTAAACATTCAAATGTTCAATGACAGCACATCAACTATAGGATTGTATGCTGCATCTGTGCTTAATAATTACAGCCAAGTCTATGCTGAAATTGATGACTATGATTTGAATTGGGCACCTGAAGTACCGGCTCATGCAATCAATACAAATCCATATTACAACCTTTTCAATCTGTATTGGCGCACATATATGAATTCGCTATATAATCCGGAAGCAAGGATTATGGAAGCAAACTTTGCTCTTGAACTAACAGATATACTTACGTTTAGTTTTGCTGATAAGATATGGATTCAAGACAGTTATTGGCGCATAATTGAGATAAGTGACTATAAGGTTGGTATGCTTGAAAGCACCAAGGTTACACTATTGAAATTTTTAGAAGATACAGAAGACTGTAGCGCAAGACCTGCAAGTGTAACTATATCAGGCTCCGTGCAATTTGTAGATGCGGATAATAATCCCGTACCTGCTACGCAAGATTGCTGTTCGCGTTATGGCTACACATGGGATGAAGCAAATGGTATATGCTGGGGTGCATCAAGTTTTGGTGAAAGACCTGCACCTCCTGTGACGGGTTCAGTTACTAATCCTGCAACAACTGTCATTGATACTGTGCGTTCATCATCATTCGTTACAAATTCAACTATAAATGGTAATGATGTAGTAGTAGCTGTTGGTAATCGGAGTATGCTTGCAGTTGGTGATAGATTAGAGTTAACTAAAGATACGGGTGGAAGCAATCTGCTTGGAAAAAATACCTACACTAACCTACCCGGTATGCACATCGGTGGTGGATGGAAAGATGGCACCAGTGCAAGTAGTGAAAAAGGATGGTCACAGCATGGCATTGTTATGCTACACCGCAAAGAATCATGGCTAACATCAGGTAGCAATTTTGCTTACTATATCGAAGGAAAGACGGGCGAATATCTTGAACTTGCAAATGATACAGTGTGGAGTGCATTGCTCAATGTTACCGTTATTGATGCGGGTAACAACTATTACACTGGTCAATTTTCACTTGCTATGCGTAAGGTTGGTGGCGTTGCTTCAGTTAGTGCATTGACCGCGATTAACCAAATCAACAACACTGCCTACACGTTCACAGTTGGTGTAAATGTCGCAATAAACACTGCACAGCATCGCTTATATTTGAACGTAGCGGGTGGTGGCACCTTCCCTGCCAACCTAATCACAACAGCATCCATACAATACCAACAAAGCAAAATATCATAATGGACACAATTAAGAACTCAATGCGCTATTTGCAACTCGGAATCAAGACAAGTGGTAAGCATAACTTACAACTTCGTAAATGGCAACGTGTGCTGTGGTATGTTACCCTATACACGTGGCGTTTTACAATCCTTTTTGGAATATTTTATTTAATCTATAACTTGATATACTAATGGCACAGCCGATTGTTCAATCATTTGTTGTTGATACTGCTGAAAGTGAGCAGAATCTAAAGGAGTTGAATGTTCAAATCAATGCGACATCTACGGCCATTGATAGCACAGCGCAGTCCTTTGACAATGTAGCTGCTGCAGAAAACCAAGTAGGTGCATCCAGTAAATCACTGAAAGCACAGCTGCGTGATTTACAGGCACAACTTGCAAAGACGGAACCAGATTCGGCAAAGTATCGCGAACTTGCTGCTGCTGCGGGTGAGTTAAAGGATAAGATACAAGATGCATCGCAGGCAGTAGGTACACAAGCAGGTGGTGCGTTTGAAAAAGTTGGTGGATCACTTGGACTTGTCACATCCCGTATAGCTAACCTTGATTTTGCAGGTGCTGCGGAAGGTGCAAAACTGCTTGCTAAAAACATCACTGAAATTAAGCCTGGTGATATTGCTAATGGAGTTAAGAGTATAGGTAGTGCATTCGCTTCTATTGGTAAAGCATTACTGACCAATCCTATCTTTTTGATAGGTGCAGCCATTGCTGCTGCTATCACATATAGTGAAGAATTATTCGCACTTGTCGATGGTATTAGCAGTGCAGACCAAGAGCGTTTGGCCGCACAGGAGGCAAGTGCTAAGGCATCAAAGGAACAACTTGATGCTATTAGCGCACAGGAAAACATCCTGCGACTTGCAGGTAAGAGCGAACGTGAAATATTAAATATAAAGATTGCTGCAGCGCAACAAGCAATACTTGACCAAAAGGCGGTTATTGCCACACTGGAAATCCAAAGACAGCAGCAGATTGATGCAGCCAAGCGCAATGCAGATATCACAAAGGGTATCCTGCAGTTCCTTACCGTACCGCTTCAGTTATTACTTGGTGCAGTAGATTACATCATACTTGGCTTGAACAAGGTAGGTGTAATTAGTGATGAAACTTTTGCAAGTATTGGTAGCCTACGTGAAAACTTAAATGAATCTATAACGGGTTTACTATTTGACCCGGAAGAAGTAGCCAAAGAAGGTGATAAGTCTATTGAAGAGGCGAAGAAAGTTCTGCAAGGTTTAGAGAATACACAGGCAGGTTTTCAGCTATCCATTAAACAGATGAATCAGAAGGCTGCTGATGATAAGGCAGCAGCAGTACAGAAGGAAAAAGATGCAGCAATAAAAGCACAACAAGAAGTCAGTGATTTGCTTGAACAATTATATGCTGAAAACGTAGCCGAATTTGAAGCAGCTGAAAAGGCAAAGACTGATGCACAACTGAAAGCACTTGAAGATAGAAGGAAGGCAACTGAGCAGTACTATAATCTTCTCGCTGATCTTCAGGATGCGCAATATCAAGAAACATTAACTGCATCGGAAAAAGAAGAGCTTGCCATTACTCAGAAGTATGAAAAGTTATTTGCTGCTGCTGATGTTGCCGGTATAAGCACTGTAGAACTACAAAAAAAATTAGCTGCTGAATTACTTGCTATACAACAAAAAGGTGCGTCTGATGAATCTAATACGATAGTCAACAAAATTGATGTAGCTATTAAGTGGGCTGAAAAAGGTCTTGGCGCATTAACCGCATTAACCGATGCCGTTTTTGCTAATCGTATGGCTAAAGTAAAAAAGGGTGGTGCCGAAGAAGAAGCACTGGCTAAAAAGCAATTTAAAGCACAAAAGGCATTGCAATTAGCAGGTGCAACTATTGATGCTGCAAAGGCTATCAATGCGTCACTTGCATCCGCCCCGGTTGCAGTTGGTCCAGTTCCTAATCCTGCAGGTATTGCATCGCTTGCATTGGCTACGGTAACAGGTGCTGCAGGTATTGCTAAAATTGCTGCTACAAAATTTGAATCACCTGGTTCACCTTCAACAACTACTACTCCATCAATCGGTGGTGGTGGTGGTGCTGAATCAACACCTGCCCAGTTTAATCCACTTGCAGGAATGAACCTTGGTGAACGTCCTGAACAATTAACACCTAAGGCTTATGTGCTTGCGGGTGATGTGGCAAGTCAGCAGGAAGTAAGACAGAAGGTAGAAGACTTAAGTAGGATAGGTTAAAAATAAGAACTGCCCACGTTTGGGCAGCCTTATCTATCGAAACCAAAAACTATGATGAAAAATGGATGTCCAAATATATATAACTTTGTAACATGGAAAAGAGAAAAGTCGTAAAATGTGTTATTGATGAGGAAGGTCGCCTTGGTATTACCGCAATGGGCCTTGTGGATGCACCTGCCATTGAAGAGAACTGGATAGCACTTAGCAAAATGCAGATGAGTGCAATGAATGAAGAGCGTAGAATGCTGTATGGTCCTGCACTCATACCGGATAAAGAGATACTGCGCTATGATGACAAGGGAGAACCATATTATGTGTTCTTTGAAAAGGCAACTGTGCAGGCTATTGCCCATCAGTTTTTCAAAAAGAACTTGCAACACACTACCAATCTGCAGCATGAGATACCAGTGACGGGTGTGACCGTTGTGGAATCATGGCTGAAAGAAGGTAAATCGGACAAATCGCTGCAGCTTGGATTACCGGAACTTCCCGATGGTACATGGTTTATTGGTACCAAAGTGGAAGAAGACCACGTGTGGAATGATGTGAAGGATGGTAAGATAAAAGGCTATAGCATTGAAGGATTTTTTAATGAGGTAGGTGTGGCTATGAGTGGTGTCAAGAATTATGAAGCGGAATTGGTGTTGGAGTTAGATCATATACTTAGCAATGCAACCAACAAATAAATAAATGATAAACATCCAAAAGGCACTTGAAGTGCTTGGTCTTCCACAGGAGATGGAAGCGTACAATGGGCAGGTGCAGTCACGCATTTACCGCAACATCATTGTGTATGAAAACTATGACAACACATCTGGCACAATGAAGACGTACTACACGGTGGAGTTTGCTGAACCTACACCTGTGGCGTTTGGTCTTTACCCATTTAACTTTGCAGCCAACAGCATCTATCACATGGGTTATAGCGTAGTTGGTCAAACTGCAAAAGGTTATACCATAGGCAAAGATGGTAAGTGGGTAACGCATCCATCAAATTCAGGACTTGCAGGACAGAAAGTGTACTATGTAGCAGAAGCATTGCACTTTACACCAACTACTATTGAGCAAACATATGAGCCTTATGAGACGGTGATTAATGGCGTTGCTTCGGATATGAAAGACCCTGTGATGCGTGTTGGATATCGTAGTCGTTTATGGGGTAAAGATGCGACAGGAAAGACCGTAATCAAGTGGACAAGCAAGTATGCTATAACACCAAAGAAGAGATTAACACGCAGTGAATTTTTGCAACTTGTACCAGGCATGACTATGGATGATGTGATTTGGAAGAATCGCGTTACCTATAACATAGTACCAGTGAAGGGTGAAACGCACATCACATCCATTGCTATGGACATTGATAAACCAAATGCATCTACATTGAAAAGCACCGTATACATCAATGGTATCGATGCTGATACTTTCGACTATAAGAAGCTTGTCAACTCATTTGGTAAGACATACGATGGTTACATGTACATGTACCGCCTAATGAATGGCCCTGGTCAAATCACTACGGACAATGTATATGGTAGCACGTTAAACATACCACTCACATCCGGCACGGATAGCACCATCAATCTGCAAGCAGGTAGCACCAATGCTTACAATATCGCAAGTAAGACATTGACGTATAACCCTGACTTGAGTTATGATGCAAGTGTGATTGCTTACATGGAGTTCTTGCCTGCAGGTGGTAAGAATGAAAATTGTGGAAAACAAATAAGCCTTGAAACAGGTATTGAAATTATGTTTTGATATTTTTGACTTGGTTAATTTATAATAGATTTAGGTATAAGGTGTTAAAAAGAAAGGGCCAAACGTGGCCCTATCTTTTTTTTAACCCTATATACAATGAACCACTACAAGATGCACGCACGGATATATTCCGCAATGCTCATTTTGTTTGTCTTTGCTGCTTTTTGCACTGCCTTTAGCTGCTTGTCTGTTAGTCTTGCACTTACCTTATGTGCGTAGGGTGTCTTGGCTGTATTCATAAAAGTGAGTAATTATTTATACTGCTAAGATAGAAAGAATGTTGGATGTAACAAAAATCGTTTTTTGCTACAATACCGAAATATCCAACAATGTCAAACATAAAAGAACAAATCAAATCCGTCTTTACAAAGTACGGCATTGATCCATCTGTACATGGCATCAAGTTCGAGGAAGAAACAACTGTACCAACTGAGGAATTAAAATTCAGTGTTGAAGGTAAGTTGCAAGATGGTACATCTATCTATTCCACATCTGATGCATGGACAGTTGGTTCAGACATATTTACTAAAGATGCTAATGGTAATCCAGTGCCTGTCCCTGCTGGCGAATATATCCTGGAAGATGGAGTAACTACAGTTGTAGTTGATGAAATGGGTATGGTTGCTGAAATAGGTAACACTCAAGTAGGTCAACAAGATATGAGCAGCGAAGATTTAGTAGCCGTTATAGGTGCACTAAGTGAGCGTGTTGCTGCGCTTGAGACTGAAAAAACTCAACTCGCTGCAGCAGTTGAAGCTGCTAAGTATGATGCTGATGCTGTGAAGGCTGAACTTGCTTCAGTTAAGAAAGCACCTGCTGTACCTTCTGTCAAATCTCAAGAATTTAAAAAGAACAATGCTCCTGTAGTTGCATCGAATGGTAATTCATTCAGTGACTTCATGGAAAGCATTCGTGCTAAAAAAGCAAATTAATTCACCTCATAATTTTAATTTAAATGGCAACAACAACTTCACTCACCACCACCTATGCAGGTGAATTAGCTGGTGAAATCGTAGCAAAGGCTTTGCTTTCTAACGTATCTACTCAGTACGTTACAATGAAGCCAAACGTACCTTACAAATCAGTAGCTCGCAAAATCGATGATACTGTAACATTTGCTGCAGGTACTTGTGACTTTACCCCAACAGGTACAATCACTTTGACTGAACGTATCTTGACCTTGGAAGAATTCCAAGTTCAACGCCAAATCTGTAAGAAGGACTTCTTCACAGACTGGACTACTGCTGATGTAATGTCCGGCCGTGTAAACACTCAAATCCAAGATGCTATCATTGGTCGCTTGGTAGGTGGTATCGCTGCTGCTAATGAAACTATCATGTGGTCAGGTGTAAACGCTACAGTTGGCCAATATGATGGTTTTGAAACTTTGATCACTGCAGGTGGTTCAGGTGCTGTATCAGCCGGTACAGGTGCTTTGACTGCTGCAAACATCATTGCTAACATTTGGGATGTAATCAACACTGCTCCTACCGCTGTTAAAGGTGCTGCTGAAAAGCCAATCCTGTACATGGGACAGGCTGCATGGGAAGCTTACATGCAAGCACAGATTG